TCTTTTGTAGGTACATTGCACACATGGTTGTAAGAGTCTGGCAAGAATGCCAAAGGCAGCATGACTCTATGCCATCCGCAACCGCTTAGCTTTTGTGTGATGCCAAGTACTTGTATGATCTTAGCGTCCTTGTCCACGATATTTCTTTGGTTTGGGTGAGTGCTTGTTGTAGCTTTTTTTTGCTGATCCTATTTTACGTTTGCCAAATGTGACCTTGCGTGAGTCATTATTTACTTTTGCCATGATATGAATAATTGTTTAAATTGATCAAAAGTTAAATTCACAACATAAGCATCGCCATCACACACAATCTCTGTGTACTCTTTGCCTTGCTTAAAATTGCCACATGCATAGTCAATGTTAAAAAATAAAAACTCAACCTCTTCTAGATCGCTGAATTTATATTCAACACCTAATTCACTAAATAAGATTGTGTCACTATTGTGACAAAGGATCGGCAAAAGTACTGGTTGCATAATTATTTTATTTTAGTCCATCCATTTTCCGTGCATTCTTAAATGCCAAAATCTGTGCTTTAATACTTCAATAATTAATTGCCAAAAAGTATCTGTTTCATATACTCCGGCTTTTACTATTAGTTTAAAGTTTGCCATATATTATTTGATTTTTTGTCCAATGAATCCAGCACCAAATATAATACAAATAAATTGTGAATATTCAATCGGCATGAAATATAAAAGCACTGCCGTCCAAACGCTTAAGCATGTCACGCAGTCAAAAGGCTTGATCCTTTTTTCAAAAGGAATCTGCCATACCTTTTTTATAACATAAACTATTTTGGCCACGTTCACGAAATAATACGCAAAAAAGAAAGCCGCTAGAATGATTGTAAGCATAATGTTTTAAGTTCAAGTTTTGTTTTACGAATAATATCTTTTACATGTTTTTCGGGTATGTTATAAAACTCAGCTACCTTTTTACATGATCTAAATTCAACATATTTATTGAAGAGTATTGCCTCGTGTGCTTGCATCTCATCTTCACCATACTTGTCAATCAATCTTTGATTTGCTATCTTAGCAAAGGTAGGATTTAATTCTGGTAACTTTAGCTGGCTTTTTAAGTACATGATCGCTTTCTCATATTCATTTTTCCTAAACTTTTTGTAAAACTGGCTTGTGCTGCTAAAGGCCATATTAGTGATAATCTTAATAGAAAATCCTAAAAGGCCATTAGAGGCCCAAATTTCGTTTATTTTATCACAATCAATGCCAAGTAAGGCTAAAGCCATTTCTTGCCTTAAATCGTCTTGCAATGACTCTGGACGCACACTTTTGATCAGTTGATTAATCTGTGGTGAGCGGTAGATGCTTTCAATATGTTTATAGCAATCTTTCATTAATTACACAAATGTACTCAATGTACTCGGTTTTTGCGTGTTTTTTTATTCCTATACTCTTTTTTTTTATTTTATACCCCCCCCTAGAAAATCAAAAAAATAGAGTACACCGAGTACAAATGTTGTATTTAGTTATAAATCAATGATTTAAGTAGTTTCAAAATTGTGCGAAAATTGTGCAACATGCACATTTTTGCTCTTTTTTGCACAATTTTGACGCTTTTGCACCTTAACTTTTTGTCCATCCCACTCAAAAATGCCACCTTTTGGGTTATCCTTTAGCCATTTTTCAAATGCAGCTATCGGACTTAGATAAGATTTTAAACTCATGTTTATTGTTATTTTGTCGGTTTCGTCTTGTTTCAATAGAATATCCAAACAGATCACTGGCAACTTGTATGCCTTTTTTAAATCTTAATTGGGTGTAATCTTTCTTGTCAAGATCGTTCGTATTTAAAAATGATGTGTATTCAATCCCAAACTCCATCCATTTGTCACCTTCTAAGCTATCATAGTAGTCTAAGAAATCCTCGCCAAAGTTAAGCTTGACATTCTTACGGATGATTGTGTCACTATTGTCCAGTGCTGGGATGCCGGCCTCAAGATATATCTGGACGCATTCAATCATGTAATTGTAAAAGCGATTCCACTCATCATGATCCCAATCATTAAACAAGGCTTTGCCACCAAAGAAATCAAGCGGTGTATTCTTATGGTTAAAGAAACTGCTAAACTCAATCACCTTAACTCTGCGCTTGCCATGACCACCAGAGTAGTTGATCGTGTAGTTGGTAGTAAATCCAAACTTTGGTGAGTCCTCATAAGATATATAAACCTCATCTTTGTTCTTTTTCTCTATGGTCACACCTTCTGTGATCTTAGAGTAGAAACCTTCAAAGTCCACATTCTTACGGCAATCCTCAATGACGATCAATTGCGTGCTTAACTCAACTCTTTGGAATGCAAAAGATTTGTCAAGCTTAAAGTTTTTGCCATCAATAGAGACTAGATTGATCAGCTTGCCAATAGCTTTAAAGAATAGACCTTTGCCGGCGCCACCACCTTGTGCCTCATCTTCTGTCTCTTCTGCTAGGATCACTGCAAAAGATTTGGTAGGATCTTTGTAAGTGTGCAAAAGATAACCGATCAATGATATTGCATAAGATTCGCGCTCTTTGTCCGAATTGCTGATCTTGTTAATGAATTTAGTGTACTGCACATTCTCATAGTCAATGTCATGATCAATGTCAATCTTGTACTGGATCACTTGATCGCGCCACACATGCATATTGATCGCGCCATACTTTAGCAATTCCTTTTTATCTTTAGTGACATGCACCACGCCATTAAGGAATGGATAATACGCAGAGTCTTTGGTGTGCTTAAGAAACTTTAATTCTATGTTAGGCATAAACTCAAAGAGTGCTTTATTAAAATAAGCATCTGCACCTTTGTAGATTACTTCACGCAGTCGCATCTTATTGATGCCGTCAAAGTTATCATAAGGGATTGCGTCAATATAGTTGATTAAATACTTTTTGATCTGCTCAATGTTAGTCTCACTGACAAAGTTATCTACTACGCGCACTAGTTGATAGTTTAGCTTTTTATCATAGTAGTAAAGATAAAAGCCACCTTCATTTGATAAAAGACTGATCAGTTTATAACGATCAATTGTGATCTGGCCTTTTGTAACAGACCAGAATGTAAGCAGTTGCGTGTCATTATCCGAGTCCATGTCTTGCACTAACTTTTTAGCTTGCTTAATATCAAGCTTATGCTTTTGTGATAAGTAGGCAGCTATGTTCTCATTGTCAATGCCTTCATCTTTTTTGTTGACAAAGTCTTTCTTAATATTGCCTCCGATCCTATTGCGTTGCTCACCATAGCCATCTTTGACCAGTTGCTTTGCAGCTTCGCTAAAATTACCATTATGCTCTAGCGTTGCATAGATCGCAAAAGGCTTGTAACCTTTGCCGGTGTCAAACTCTGTACTTGTGCTAAATACTTTAAATAGTCCAAGGCCTTTGTGATAGTCGGCGCTTATGTGCGAGTCAGTCTTGCCGGGCCTTTTAAGAAAGTCACGCTCACCTCTTGACTCTATGTAAGTCCAGCCATGTGCCTCTAGTAGTGCCACCACATCACATTTACTATTGTAGTCATCCCACGGCGTAGTCTGGTAAGTGTCCGAGTCAGCAACAACTTGCGTGCGTACCTCTTTGACAACTTCATTGAATGATCTGCAAATTGAGAGGATACTATCTCTTTGCTCAAGTGTGATGACATTGATCACAAAGTCTTTCTCTTTTGTGTAGCCTTCGGATGGAGGCGCTAACACATAGCCACCCTCACCGCGCGTCTCAATCAATACGATCTCTTTTGCGTGTGGCGTTTCTTTTAGTTCATCTTTTGTTGCGTTGCGCATGGCAAGCTTTTGATTGCCTTGCACCTCTTCGCATCGGTAGTACAAATGATAACCGCCGGACTTTGTGCGCACCTCATAAAGTAGCGGCATAAGATCGGCCAGTGCATCTTGTAGTCTTTGCCAAAGGTTGCCGCTCACATCATATTTAAGATCAACATCTATAATCTCAAGTCCGCCAGATACGGCACCGCCTATGATCGCAATATTTTTGCAACGATCATTTGTGAACTGGTGTTGTATTGTTGCATCATCCATGATGCGCGACTGAAACTCCGTCCAAGGAAAAACGGCACGCTTATTTTCCCCGATTGGTATAACAGAGAATCCTTGCTTTGTGTAATAGTTGGCAGCTTTAATCATTGGTTAATTTCTTGCATTTTATAAATTGTTCTAACTTCAAATCCTAATTCTTGTAATTGCTCATGGCGATACTTTTGCAATTCACTCAGTCTGCCTTTCTCAGCTTTGCATTCTATAAAAAATGTCTTGCCATCTTTTAGTAACATAAGATCCGGCATGCCATTTTTATTGCACTGGATGATTTTTACAACATACCAGCCGAGCAGCTCAAAATGTCGGATGACTTTACTTTGCAGAATACTCTCTCTCAATTTCTTTTAGTTTTGGTTTAACTTCTTTAATAAATTTTGACTGCACCATTATGTATAATGGTTTCTTTTTTTCTCTTTCGGGTAGTGGCTTACGGCCTCTTGTTTCTTTTTTCATTTGTTTTGTTTTTTGATTTGTTGCAAACATAGTTAAAATAAATTTAAAAAAAAAGTTTTTTATTTAAAACAAAATACTTAGCTTTGTCCTCGTAGTCAAAACAAACTACATTTTATTTTATGGCATTATCACAATTAGGAGGTGTTAACACAACTTACCTCAGTGTTGCGGACGGCAACTTAGTACGCCAACACAAACAAGCAAACGAGCGCACAACGGAGCGCTTAACAAAAACCGGAAAGCTAGTGTTTGAAGAGAGATTCAAGGATCTCACTGCAAAGCTAGAGAACATCACCACGCGCACCAATGACTATGGCACGCAGTGGCAGTTGCATTTTAAGGATGGCGATGCTAGCTATGTAGTTAGCTTGCCTTATTCCAGTCGCTATGCATCAAGCTTTTTAAAAGCATTGCCAAATCTAGACACATCTAAAGATGTACGCTTTATGCCATGGGCAATGAAGGACAAGCTTGACGCAACAAAGATCATCACTGGTGTAACTTTGTATCAAGATGGCGAGAAAATTGCACCAGCTTACACCAGAGAGGATCCAAACGGATTGCCTCAAATGGTGAAGATTAAAGTTAAAGGCAAAGAGCAGTGGGATGATTCCGACATGATGCAATTCCTAGAGCAAATGGCATTTAAACTTTTTGCAGATGCAAATGATAATAATCTAGTGCTTGATGCTGAGGATGAAACGCCTTTTTAGTTGGTGATTATTGGTTAGCGGTTTGCAGCTTCCGTACAAAAAGCTGCACTTTTTTAAACCAATAAATATTTTTTATGCCAGTAGTAAAAATAACTAGCGAAACAAATTTGATTTATAACGAGACAAGATATTTTATCCGTCTTGACGGCAAGTTTATACAAGGCTTTGACAACTTAGAGAAAGCTGAGAAAGTAGCCGAGCAAATAGCTGCAAATGGCGGCAGAGAAAAAACAGATGAAATCACCATAAAAGAAATTATATGCTAATAAAAAACCAAACATCAAACCAGCTAACATTTAAAGACGGCCGATTCTACACAGACGAGAACGGCAACTATTTCCCTAGTGCGACTACTTTGCTTGAGGCATACCCAAAGCCAGCACAACTGATCATGTGGATGAAAGAGGTAGGCAGTAAGGCAGATGAAATAAGAGACGCAGCCGGTAAGCGCGGATCAAGTGTGCATCAACTTACTGAGGACTATGATCAAGGCATTGAATGTACTTTGCTTGACGAATATGGCAAGCCTAAATACTCACTTGAGGAATGGTCAATGTTTGAGCGCTATGTTGAATTTAGCGTAACGCATAAGCCAGAGCATCATCTAATTGAGCAAACATTTATAAGCAGTGGCCTAGGCTTTGCCGGCACTATTGATCGCGTCTGCACTATTGATGGCAAGACTTATGTGCTAGACATCAAGACTAGCAATGGCATTTACAATTCGTACTGGTTGCAATTGGCTGCATATCGCCAATTATATGATGCAAGTGTATTGCATGGATCTAACATGCCAGACATTGACGGCGTTGCTATTCTATGGCTAAATGCTAAGACTAGGACTGCCGGCAAGAAAGGTGATGTCCAAGGCAAAGGCTGGCAGATGGTCAGCGAATTTGATACCTCAAAGCAGTGGTCACTATTCCAAGCCGTCCAGCAATTATGGCACGCTGAGCATGAAGGTGACAAGCCGAAAGAATTTAGTTATCAACTTTCTCATAAAAAGTAATTAACTTTACGCCATGACTACCAAAAGAAAACGATTATACTTTGACATTGAGACCAGTGCAAACATCGGTTTCTTTTGGCAGAGTGGCTTTAAACTTAATATTGGCCCACAAAATATTATCAAAGAGCGTGCAATTATTTGCATCTGCTATAAGTGGGAGGATGAGAAAGAGACACATGCTTTGACATGGGATAGCAAGCAGAATGATAAAAAGATGCTCAATGATTTTATCAAAGTGCTTAACACGGCAGATGAGATTATTGGACACAATGGTGACAAGTTTGATCTTGCATGGGTGCGCACTAGATGTTTATTTCACGGCATTGACATGTTCCCAAAGTACACAACAATTGATACTTTAAAAGTGGCGCGCTCAAAGTTCAAGTTTAATTCAAATAAACTAAACTACATTGCGCAGTATCTAGGGATCGGACAAAAGATCAAGACTGAATTTGATTTGTGGAAAGACATTGCATTAAAAAATGACAAGGTCGCACTGGCTAAGATGGTAAAGTATTGCAAGATGGATGTTGTGTTGCTTGAGAAAGTACACAAGCTTTTAAATAATCACATAGATGCCAAGACGCACTATGGTGTTATCTTTGGCGAGTATAAAGGCACATGCCCAGAGTGTGGATCGGATGATTTGCATAAACATAGCAGACAAATTTTAGCTAGCGGCACAATTAAAATAATTTATAAATGCATAACATGTGGGAAATTTCACCGAAAGACGGACAAGTAGGCGGCAATCATTATAAGGATTGCAAGATCCAGCCAACTGAATTTATCCATGCTAACAATATACCTTTTATTGAGGGCAACATTATCAAGTATGTGATAAGACATCGCAACAAAAACGGCATTGAAGATTTAAAAAAGGCAAAGCACTATATTGATCTATTAATACAATTTGAATATGAGACTACCAAAGTTATTTAATAAAATGAAACTATCCGAGCAAGAGACATGGCTTACTAATAAGCTAGCAGAGGTGCATGGCATTGAGCAAGAAATAAGACGCTATCTTGCTAAGGTACGCGGCGGTCAAATTATTTTTACTCCTAGTGATCAAATAGATCGTCTTGATGAAATAGAATTAAAGAAAGATGCTTAAGATCAAAATCATATATCGCAAACTTGGCAGAGAGCAAGCACATGGCCTAGCCAGTAGCGATGGTGTAATAGAAATAGACGAGCGATTAAAAGGCAAAAAGCATCTAGAAATATTAATTCATGAGATATTGCATTTGCTTTATCCTCGCAATTCCGAAGCTACCATCGTTAAAAATTCAGTCATGCTTACACGCATCCTCTGGAAAGAGGGATATAGACGCGTGGATCAAAAAGAAGATGAGCCACTACAAGACGGCTTAATATAACATTGCATAGCCTTTGAGCAATTAAATATGATTAGGCAAAAGGCCGGCAAAAATAACAATCATAAAAAAGATGATAGTAATTACGGGATTGCCGGCCTTATCTTTTACATAAAGTAAAGCTATAAATTGACACACATTATAAAAAAGTAAGTCAATAACTTGACTTTTTGAATCATTTAATATGCAACTAAGAGACTATCAAGTAGATATTGCTGAGCAAGCAATTGACATTTTAAAAGAATTTAAGCTTGTATATTTGGCGATGCAAGTGCGCACTGGCAAGACGATCACTAGCTTGCACATTGCTAGCTTATATGGTGCAAAGAAAGTATTGTTTGTAACTAAAAAGAAAGCGATCTCAAGCATAGAGGATGACTTTAAGCAGTCCAATTGTTTATTTGATTTACTTGTAATTAATTATGAAAGCGTACATAAATGCGTACACAATTATGATTTTATCATTATAGATGAGGCACATGCACTAGGCCAATATCCACAACCATCGGAGCGAACTAAAGCATTGATGATTATTTGCATAGGCAAGCCGATCATATATTTAAGCGGCACACCTAGTCCAGAGACTTATGCCCAATTTTATCATCAATTCTGGGTGAGTAGTTTTAGTCCATTTAAAGAATACAAAAACTTTTATGCATGGCATAAAGAATTTGGCATACCGGCTAAAAAATATGTTTATAACAGAGAATTGGCAGATTATAGTAAAGTCAAGCAAGAGCGCATTCAGTCGGACATTCAGCATTTGATGTTGACTTATACGCAAGAAGAGGCTGGCTTTGAGTCTTTAGTACAAGAGACGATCTTATATGTACACATGAGTGATAAGGTTAAGTGGGCAGTTGACAAGATTAAAAAAGATAAATTGTTCAAGACTAAAGATGGACAAGTTGTGCTGGCAGACACGGCGGTCAAAGAGATGCAAAAGATCCATCAAATATGTAGCGGATCAGTCAAGACTGAGGATGGCAATGCAGTGATCTTTGATGACACAAAAGCTACATTTATTAAAGAGCGATTTAAAGGCCAGAAAATAGCCATTTTTTACAAGTACATAGCAGAGGGCATGCAGTTAAGATACACCTTTGCTGGCCGTATTATAGAGGATCCTATGGCTTTTAACGAGGCAACCGGTGACGCAGTGTTTATTTCCCAGATCCAGTCTGGACGCGAAGGCATAAATCTAAGCAGCGCAGAGGCGCTTGTCATGTATAACATTGACTTTAGCGCCGTAAGTTATTGGCAATCAAGAGCCAGAATGCAGACAAAAGACCGAAAATCTGCCTCACATGTGTACTGGATATTCACCACTGGCGGCATTGAAGAGCGCATATTTGGCATGGTGCAGAATAAAAAAGACTTTACTTTAAGTCATTTTAAAAAAATATATTAAAAATATTTTTTTATTTAATTAGTTTGTTTTAGCTTTGATTTATTAAAACAAACCAACTATGAAAAAATCAATTATTCCTTTTGATCTAAGTAAAAAAGTTACAAGTAGTATTTTTAACGGATACGGAACGCTTACCGGAAAATATGAATTTCAAGAATGGATGGGCGAAAAAATTATGCTTGTTGAAGTTGATACTGACTTTAGCAAATCTTTTATTTTTATAGATTATATTTCTCAATAAACCAATAACCAATAACATGAACAAGTTAAAAAGTCCACAACAAAAAGCAAACGAGCGCTACGCTCAAGAGTCAATCAAGCCAATGTATGCATTTATCATTGTATGCGTAGCTTTTTTAGTAACCGCCATAATGCAAAACTTATGAGAAATTATTTAGTATTTATTTACGAACTGACATTTTTTATAGTTGTGTCAATTCCGCTAGCAATTACTATTTTTTTAACTGCAACTTTATTATCTAAAATCAAAAACTTTTAATCATGGCTTATTCTACTTGTTGCGGCGCTTATAGCCGTATGCCCGAAATTGATATTTGTCCAGAGTGTCGCGATCATTGCGACTGGGAGGATGAAGATGACGAGGCGAATGACGAAAAAATATTAAATAATCACAAGACCGAAGGCGGAATAAGCGGCAACGCTACTGCTTGGCAAGGTCGCTAAAATCAAATCACATGACTAAACTTAGTTACCAATTTTATGACGAGCAAAACAATTGCACGCATTTAGATCATCCTACTACAATACCGCCTATGGTTGGTGATATTATGAATTTTTCAACTATTGAAAATATCATATATTACAAAGTAGCAAGAAGGCAATTTGAGAAAGACACATTAATCATAATCTTAAAAAAGTTATAACCATGGCAAATCACCAACAATGGCAAGACCTTACGATCATAGAAAAAATTGATCTGGTAGGCAAGGTTACACACCTTTTACAAAATGACGAGGATAGCTTTAACGCTTTTAAAAGCTGGGTAGGAGCAAGCGAATTGCTTGGATTGTTTAACGAGGTAAAAATCAACAATGAAGGAAATTCTTAATTACATTAAGCTTTACACTGGTTGCAATGATCATGCATTAAAAAGGATTGAGGCAATGCTTGAGCCTAGATTGCAACCAGTAGTAGTAGAAAAAATCATACATGTAGAAAAATTTGTCAAGCGCAAGCCAAGACCTAAAACACCTCTAATAGAATGGAGTGCAAAATACTGCGAGGAAAATAAGATCACGTTTGAATATGTTGCACAAGCACGCAGACTGCAAGAGATTGTTGACACACGCGATGCTTATATAAAACAAGCATACTTTGAAGGTTATTCACCTACTGAAATTGCAAGGCATTTAAAAAGGAATCACGCCACGATCCTACACACTATAAGTAAATAGTTCCCCCACTATTATTCTTAACGGCTCTCAAGATTTGTTTTCTTTGAGGGCCGTTTTTTTTATAGCTTACATGAATCCATGCATAGTTAAATTCATTGATCACTTGATCAAATGGCAGCTTGGCCACAATAAAATCAAAGATTTGCTTATTGGTAATATCATGACTATGGCCATCAACATCTAGGTCAAGCGCTTCACCTTTGCAATGTTGTGAGGTAGCGCTGCCTTTAATCGCCTTATTCAAATCTTTGGATCTGTACCCACTGGATATGTAAATTGGCACCCTAAATTCTGCGCGGATCGGCTCAAAGATATGCTCACAGATAGCCTTTAGATTTTCAATATGCTCTGGCGTTGGCATATTGGATATGCCGTTACGCTTAGCAGTTTCGGATCTAATTAACTCGCCTAATGTAACATGTTGAGAAATGACCATAAATATCGCTTTAAAATGAATATAGCTGCTATGATGATTATAAGCCAAAATAAGCGGCTCTCTGCTTGTTTCTTATACTTATGCTCAGCTTGATATAAAACTTTGTAGAATCGCACAGAATCGGCAAGAATGCCTATCATGCGCATATCTTGCACATAAGCCGTTTTAATGTCTTTGACTTTGATAGTTTTGACTATCGTTTTGCCTTGCTCAGTCAATGTCACAACATTGTTTATTGTGTCTCGCTTGTAGTCAAAGATTGTGTCTTGTAAAATTGTGGTGTCGCTTAAGGTCAAAATGATAGTATCATTGGCGCATGGATGATCTAGGGCCAAGGTGTTAAAGACGCGATCACTAGCCTCGCGATTGTTAAGCACTAAGCGCTCGGCCTTGCGGATCGGATTGCACGCGGCTAAAATCAAAATAGCTATTAGTAATAAATATACTAATAGCAGCTTACTTTTTGGTGCCATAGCGCGGATCGTGTGGATTTAACCAGTTAATGATAATAGGCAAAATAGAGATCACGCCGGCGCTTATGCACTCTTCAAGTGTCACCTCGTAAATATTGCCTTTAGTTATAATCATGGTAAGGATCGCCGTCAAGACCATCTTAAGCCATGATCCATAAATACTATTAAGAAATTTCATCTTTGTTGATCTTTTTTGTGGCGTTGTAGTAATAACGTATTGCCATAAAACCAGAGATGATAGCAACCAAACCGGCCACTAAGGTCACAAATGGTTGCGCTTGTGTTACTGACAATGTTGCGGCGGTCATTGAGACGCCGGTATTGATTAAGGCTTGGCTGCTATCTTGTGTCATTTACTCTTCAGTTTTAGGCTCTTCTACTGGCTTTTGCTCTTGCTCAAGCTGACCAAAGAAAGTTAATAAAGGTAGGCCAAACTCCGTAGGGATTTTGTTAATAAAGGCCTTTAAGTCTGCTAAGTGTTGCTCGTTTAATTGTAACATAATTTTTAATTTTAATGCAAATATAACTATTTGTTTTTTAATTCTTCTATTTCTGCTTTTAGTTCTTGGATGGCTTTAACTAATATTGCAAACTCCATACCTACTTTTACTCCTAAAGCATCTTCAAGTCCACTAATAATATTACCATCTTCATCATATTTTCTTGTATCATTTTGATAAACAAATGAAGGGAATACCTCTTGCATTTCTTGTGCTATAAAACCTATATGCTTTTCCTCGTTGCCAATCAAATTAAAGTTTACTACATTTAATTTAAGTATATCATTAAGTTTAGGAGTAGCACTTACTATATTTTCTTTTAATCTTCTATCGGATGAAATAGTACCATAAGAACCATTTGTATTAATTACATTACCATTGCCTAAAATATATAATCTATCTGCCGCATTATTAGGTGCGCAAATTAAAAAATATGAACTTGTATTATTTGAATTTCCTCCTAATCCTAAAACCAAATTAATGTCAGAACCACCACCAGCAAGATTACTTATTTCATTATAAGAACCATTAAAATATGAACCGCCATTTGCTCTTTGCTTTAAATAACCTGCCGGACTGATTCTCATTCGTTCGGTAAATGCTCTTGCCGAGTTTGTGTCGTTTGTATAAAATCTTAAATCAGTTTGATAACCACTTACTCTTGTTCCCGCAATACCCGCTATTCCTTGGTCACCTCCAAAATCAGTAGAAAACCATATACCACCATTATTGCCATCACCCGCACCATAAGACAAAGCATAACCTGAAGGTGTTGTTCCAGATGTTGGTGCAGTAGAATTACTTTGTACTGCGTGTACTATTGATTGTGGACTACTCGTTCCGATTCCAACGTTACCAGCATTAGGATTTAAAATTATAGGGTAAGTAGAACCTAAAGCACCTCTATCAACTGCTTGAATCCAAGTTCCAAAAGGAGAACCTGCATAAGCACCAAAATCTAAACCAACCCCATTTGAGTATG